GCTACATAGTGGCACCCCATGAAAACACCGTCAGCAAAGTCGGCGTCTGCAGAGACAGGTTCTACATTTCCAAGGCTCGTTTTGATTAGATCACCACAGAACATGCTTCTTGCATCACCAGACACAATCGGCAGTTCGTCGAAACCTGTGGAGTTAGTACCAGAACCACGTTTGCGGGCAGGAAGGAAACCTCTAAGGTTTTTAGTAGTAGACATAATGTCACTCCTTTCTGATTATCCCATGACCCACACTAACTATTCTTGGAAGTTTGGTCTTCGTCCTCTAGTTACTGTGGACCTACTGTTATTACTAATAGGCATTCTAGAATCAGAAGAGTTCTCAAGTTGTGCATTAACTGCATTCATCAACTGTTGACTCTTATTTTCATAATACCTTTTACGAGCTTCTAGCTTACCTGTTGGCATCTTAGCCAACGCCAAATCCCCACGACAGACTGTTCCGCTATATCGCCCATTCTCCTGTACGACTGAAGATATTGCCATTTCTGGAACTTCTTCTGGAGTAACCCATGTCCATCCTTCTGCCATTTTCTTACCAACATTCTGGTAGTCATCTACGCCTTTTAGATGTATACGAATCCAACGTAGTGACATTCCTTCATTAGCCATTCTATTCATAACTTGATCTGGAATGTCTAGCGCATTAGGCTCTTCGTATGTCCATTCGGTTTCTTCTCTAGTTTTCCGTTCTCTTGTACTGGCTGAACGTACCTCGCTCTTCCGTGTGTTCATGTCTTAACTCCCTCGGCCAAATGTTATGTCTGTATAATCACCATCTGAATTATCAACTTTTAATTTTTCAGCGGCATATACTTCAAGTGGAATATTCCATTTATTTGCAAGTCGAACATCTTCTTGTGAAAGTTTGATCTTCTTGCTAGAAGTTGCTGGCGACCGGGAAGCTCCAGCGACCACTTGAGCAGCAGGTGCCGTCTGCTGCGGACGATTATCTTCACTCACCTCTTGGTCAGTAAACTTATGTGGAAATTCAGTTCGTAGTCTACGATCAATTTCCGTATAAAAATCTTCTTCATCAGGATCGTATCCCATTTGCTTTAGCTCTGCATCAATAGCAAGGGCTGAAGCTGTCATAACACTATCCTTACCAAACCATTTATTTTCTGCCGCCCATTCTTCTGCTCTAGGATCAGGAGTTATTTGAGCGGGTTGTTGTTGCTGTTGTTGTGGTTGTGGTTGTGCTGCTTGTTTTTTAGCTTCTTCTTCTTTTGCTTTAGTATAATTATCTAGAGCAGCTTTTTGCTTACTCAAGTTATCTAAATCAAGTTGACTTCTTTGAAGAACTTCTAGCGTTTGAAGAACCTTTTCTCCATCACCAGAATTATAAGCATCTAAATATGCAGACTTAGCCAATGCAACTTTATCATTTAACTGTTGCTCACTCATATCCGTAGTTGTTTTTTGAGTGTCAACAAAACTTTGTTCTTGACTTGAAAGTCTTTCTTGTAGCTCTTGCTTTTCTCTTAGCAAAGCTTCAATTTGTTCTTCTCGTTCTTTACGTTGCTTTACTAATTGTCTAATTCTTTTCTGTGCGCCATTTGTTTCAATACCATCAAGCTCTTTTATTTCTTCTTTTTTAGGAGCTTCTACTTTAACTTCAGGCTCTGCTTGTTCTGCAGAAGGTGGAGTATCTTCTTCAATTTCATACTCTACCTTTTCTGGGATTGTAACGTCACCCCACTCGTCATTATTCTCTTCCATTTAATTTCTTTCCTTTCGGCTGATTCGACACAGACGTTTTACGAATAACTATATTATACACTATTTTTATCGTTTAGGCAACCCCTTAGTTAGATAAATTAAATGTAGGGTCTAAATCCCTTGGGTTTTCTACTTTTAGCATAATTTGATCGTCATACAAAAGAATAAGTTTTACTCCTTTATAAATCATTTTTACACCAGCATGTTTACCATAACATACATAGTCACCCGGCTCACACCAAGCACCTGTAGAAAACTTTTCTTTATCTTTATATGCAAGCTCACCTACAGACAAAACTTTACCAACTGTCGTAAGATAAGTCATATCATCAACTGTAGAATCAGGTAGAAGAATACCACCCTTTGTTTTTGATTTAATAGATACTGGACGAATTAAAACATTAAAGCCCGGAATTACTGGTAGAGGTGAGGGATCAGCTACCTCTTCTTCATCTCCGCTAATCCATTGATCATTTTTAATTGCTTTATTCAAAGCAGCTTGTTGCATGGTTATTCTCCTTCTTCATCATGATATCTTGTTTTTATAATGTTAGTTAAATCATTTCTGGCCCATGCTAACCCTTGATAAAACCCTACCAATTCCCTATAACTTGCGTAGTCACTAACTCCATTTTCTGCTAGATTTGTCTTTATATGATCCATTTGTTCATTTAAAGATACTACAATTTCGTCCCATAAATTCATTAGAAAATTACAGCCCCTACTATAATTCCAATAATTGCAGCACCAATAACTTTAATACAAATATTACATTTACATTTTTCAAACATAGCTTTTATTTTTTCTTTCATATTACTCTCCTTTACTTATAGCAGTTTCAATAACTTTCATTAAAGCTCTTAATCCTTCTATATTTTCTGTAGATTCTCGTCCTTCTGATATCTGTGTTAGTCTACCAAGAAGGTCCATAGCCTTTAGTTGTTGAGCATTTTGTAATCTTGCATCTTCAGTTGCTGCTCCAACAAGAGTATCTACAGCTTTTATAGCCTGTTTATTAATTCTATCTTTTTCTTTTTCTTCAGATTTAATTAATTGTTGTTGTCCATCTTGTATTGCTTTAAGCGCAACTTCTGTTTCTTCAATGTCAAGCTCTCTATTTTTAAGAGAAGCATCTGAAGCATTCTTCATAGTATCAAGCTGAAGTTTTTGCTGCTCAATTTGCAATCTTGCTTTTTCAAGATCAACCATTTTTTCTTCTGGTGTTTGCTGTGGACCCATAGCTTGATTAGCATTTTGAACTTGAGATGCAGCTTGAGCCATAGCAACTTCCATAACATTAGGCATTTGTTTTTGCTCTGGTGGCAAGTTACCTACAATTTGTTGTGCCACACCTGTAACCTGTTCTTGATACTTCATGATAATATGTTCTTGAATATTTGATTGCAATACAGGTACAACTCTTTGCATCGCTGGATTCTTTCCGTTCATCGGGTCTTGTAGGAAAGCCATCTTTACTTGAACATGAGCATCATGATTTTGACCAGGAAAAGCTGCAATAGGAAGTCCTCTTGTAGCTGCCGCAATATCAGATAATGGATCAAGCGGTTGAGGTTCTTTCTTAGGAGGTAATATTTCATCTAGATTTGGCATGTTTGCCGCATCAAGAATTGTTCTATTTAATGCTTCTAAGTTGAACATACCGGGAGGAGATTGCTGAGCTAATTGTAGTGCCATCTGAGCCAACATCATCCGGTGAGCATTTGATGGGATGTTTGGATCACTAACAGGAATAACATCTATTCTACCATCAAAATCTCTTTTAAGAATTTTCTGGGACATGCCCGGTACATCAAAAGGATATTCATTTGGCAAATAGTCGTAGTTTATTTTTGCTAGTATCTTAAACTCATCTTTCTGAGACTTATGAAGTCTTTTGTGGATTGCACTAAAGAACTTACTAGACGCTTCAAGAAGAGCCATCGTTGTACCCACAGGCCCATATGAAGAAGCATCTGATACAACCTGTTCGGTGCTATCAGCAAACTTCTGTCCTGTGGCTGTAACAAAGTTTAGCATCTGGTACAGGGTCGAGGAAGGCTCCTTATATGGCAAAGGAACAATAGACTTTGAAAGGTCCATACCAGTTGCTTCAACTTCTTTAAACTCACCCGGTGCAATTGGATCATTATCACCAACAATCCTCACACCCTTTGCTTTAAATCCTCCCGGTAAGTTCGAGAACTGACCCGCATCAACCAAGGCTCGCATAGCTGCAGTTGCAGTCAGTGTAAGATTGCCGAGGAAATGAATCAGTCCTAACCCATAGAAACCAAAGCCCGGTACAAAACGATAATGCACAAAGTGCATAATTTTTTCTTTTGTAGGATCATCAGGTCGATAGTTTCTACGAATACTTAGTATCTGACGAGATTGCTCTTCAACAGTAACAATATAAGGAAGGGCAACACCTTCAGAATATTCTGGATCAGACTCAAGCTCTAAATAACAATGTTGTTCAAGCAAAACATATTGTGGATCATCTTCACCTGTTTGGGACATTCCCATAACAGTATCAATCTTAGATGATATAGGTGTAGGACTTGGGACATATGCATCTGGCAAATCAATATCCAAATACATTCCAGAACGAATCTCTCGCATTAGATCATGCGGACTTCTATAAATAATATGAGTGTATCTATCTGCTTTTCTTAGATCACTAGCATAGTATGATACATAGAATTGATCAATAGGAACAAACTCTGCTACAGGTCTTTCAAGAGATGCATCATAGTAAACCTTTTTAAATGCAGACCCAATCAACGGCAGATGGAACAACATCCGCTCAAACTCATCAAAGTATTCAGGCATCTGCTCTGTAAGCTGATAGTTCATAAACTCTTGAACTCTTTGAGCCTGTTGATCCTTTTGAAAGTTACTTGTTCCTAAAACTTGAGACTTAACTGGTCCTGCAGGTGGGAACAATTCAGAAATAGCTTTTGACTGAAATTTAACAGCAGACTCTACTAACAAAGGATGCACAGCAGTGCAAGCACCCTCAAATGGTTCTGATGTATCTTCAAGCTTCAATCCGAGAAGATCAAAGCCTCTCTCAAACATCGACTCCCATTCTGATCTTGAATTTAAATCAGCATCATATCTATCGTATACACCTTCAGCTATTCTTACTAAATCAAAATCTTCCATGTCCTCTGCAAGATTTTCAAACCATTCTTTAATATCTGGTTTCTCCGCATACTCAAATTCATTTTCAAAACTAACAACAACACCACCATCCTCTTCAATATCAAAGGATACTGTTTCACCAATTTCAATATTAGCTCCCTGCTCTGGTATTTTAATAACTTCAGCAGATGGTATCTTATCGTATGGATTTCTTTCAGTCGCCATTTTTATAAGTATCCTTAAACTTTAAATAGACATATTGTGATAAATCTTTCGCATATTTATTCCAACGACCTTTACACATTTCAGGTATTGAACAAGTACAACTTTTCTTTTGACACCGATAATCTTCATATTTGGGTCGAACTAAAGAATGATTAATATTTTTTTCAAAAGAAAACATGACACTATTATACCACTAAAAATCTTAAAGCGCAACCCTTTGTTTAAAAAAACTAGGTTCTCCAGTAACCAACTCTTTTTTGACGCCGGGGATTTACATCATCTTCCCAGTTTGGATCATCAGGATGTCCTAGCCGCCATGACTCTTTCATGTAATGTACAGCCATAACAAGAGCATCTACTTGATCATCATGACGACCATGCGGAAACGTAATAAGCTCCTCCATCAATTCGTC